GGGGAGTAGTATTTTCTGCCGCGGCTGTAGCTGCAATTTATAGTCTTCTAACCAGTCTTGCTGGGTTACCAGAAGTAAAAGATGATGAATCAGAAGAAGTTGAAGATTAAATCTTTGACTTTTCTTTAATTTTATGATATAATAAAATTAAAGAAAAGGAGGATTTATTTGAATGGAAGAAAGACGAAGTAAAGAACGAGTTTTAAATCTGGAAATCTATACTGATGGCTCTTTAAAAAAGAGCGGGAAGCAAACATTTGGTGGATGGGGATTTATTGCTGTTCGTGATAGTCAGCAAGTAAATGCTCTTGCGGGCGGAGAGAAGAATACTACTAATCAAAGAATGGAATTAACAGCTATTGTTAAAGCATTAGAGTATGCTTCATCCGTCCGCCGCCCAAATGAAAAAATTATTATTTATAGTGATTCAGCTTATGCTATCAATTGTTTTGAACAAGATTGGTATGTAGGATGGCTTTCTAATGGTTGGGTAAATTCTAAAGGACAGCCTGTTGCTAATCAAGATCTATGGTATAAGATTATCCCTTACTTTGATAATTTTTGGTATGATTTCAAAAAAGTACCAGGACATGCTGGCAATTATTGGAATGAATGCTGTGATGAAATCGCCCAAGCCCAAGCTGAAGAACTTAAAAGAGGTTAATATGAATAATGAAATTTATGAAGTAACAAGAGATGAATATGTTGGTTTTATGAGTTAGTTAAAACCTGAATATAGAGATACAGAAATTTCTCATTTAGAAGATAATACGATTATAAAAGTATTAAGTAAAAAAACTGGCACTCATTTATGCACTCGTATTATTCCAGAAAATGAAGAAGAACATTATTATATTTTTAATATGCCTGAAGATGAGGAACGACAAGCCGGTCGTCCAATAAAAAAAATTATTTTAGAAACACCAGAAGAAGTTCAAACTTTTTTTGATATTTTATCTAAAGCCACAAAGGAGAGCAAATAATGGAAGAAATTTTTGCTGATATTTCAGATGAAGTAAAGTATGGAGCAAAACTAGTATTTGATTCTGCTATAAAAACAAAAGATGTAATTTAGATGACAAATATTTTAAATAATTATGTAAATAATTGTCCTAATGAAGAAGAACGTACTTTTGTGCATTTTTACTTCAATCTTAGAATGGAGGAACTCATTAATGCGAGTAATAATGTTTAGCGGTAAGAGCGGCTCTGGTAAAGATGCTGTTGCTAACCAAATGGAAAAACATTTTAAAGAACAAAATAAAAGAACGCTAATTATTCATTTCGCGGATTTAGTTAAATATTACGCTATTCAATATTATGGCTGGAATGGTGAAAAAGATGAAGCCGGCCGCAATCTATTACAAGGTATTGGAACAAAAATGATGCGTAATTATGATCCAGATTATTGGGCAATGATTGTAGCTAAATTTATTGACGCCGCGAAGAATGATTTTGATATAGTATTAATTCCTGATTGGCGTTTCATTAATGAATATGAAGATGTAGATGATTATAATGAAAATGTCATTACTATTAGAGTTAATAGGTATAACGAAGATGGTAGTTTATACATTAATCCTAATATGACAGAAGAACAATTAAATCATATAAGTGAAACACAATTAGATGATTTTGCTTTTAATTGGGTTATTGAAAATCGTGGTACATTAGAAGATTTAGAAAATTCTGTTAATCTAATTATTGAAGAAATTGGGGAGTAAATATGAATTATTTTGAAATGGAACCCATGAAGTATTGGTCTATGAGTTCAACTATTTCCGCAACTGAAAGGCAAATGAAATTAGAACAAATGAGCGAAAGCGGTGATTATTTAGTTGGCCTCAAGACAGATGGTAATTGGTCTCGCGCAGTTATTACTAAAGAACGAAATGCTTTACAAACCCGTGGTATTTCAAAGGTTACAGGCACCTATGGTGAAATTCAAGATAAAGTAATGTTTTGGAATAGTATTGTTAATGCTTTCCCTTATGGTGATACTATAATTTTAGGTGAGGTTTATCGCGATGGCGACATTGACAAAGATATTGGTTCAGTTCTTCGTTGTCTCACTCCAAAAGCATTAGCTCGTCAAAAAGGTAATCCATTGAAATGGAGAATATTCGATGTATTAGCCCTTGATGGTGATAATTATATGGATCAGCCTTTTGAATATCGTATTGAACATATTCCAGAAGTTGTTGGACGTATTAATTCTCCTTTAGTAGAAGGAGTAGAATATTTCCCAATGGATAATACATTTTTTGATAAAATGGCAGAAATCTTCGCGACCGGTGGTGAAGGAGCTGTATGTTATCGTCGTTCCGCTATTTATGAGCCAGGTAAGCGAGGCCCCCATGCTTGGGATACAGTAAAAGTAAAACAAGAAATTTCTTCTGATATTGATTGTTTTATTCTCGCACCAGTACCATGTGAAAAGAATTATAATGGTGCAGATATTGGGCATTGGCAATTTTGGGAAAATTCTCGCACGGGCGAAAAACTTTGTGGTGAATATTTTGGTGAATATCAAATTGGCGGACCATACATTCCAATTTCTAAAAATTATTATTATAATTGGCCAGCTAGTATTATCGTTGGTGTTTATGACGGTGATGGTAAAATTGTTGAACTATGCAAAGTAGCTGGATTAACAGAGGATTTTAAAAGCGAATTAAGAGATAATTTTGAAACTGATTGGTATATGTGTCCAGTTAGTATTAGTGGTATGATGGTATCTACCGCGCACGAAAATATTTCAATTCGTCACCCTATTCTAAAATCAATTAGAAAGAATGATATAGATGTTAAGGATTGTACACTTAGCAAAATTTGGGGAGCATAAAATGCTCCCCACTTTTCTTTTTACTTGACTTTTTTAAAAAATTGTGATATAATAAAAGAAAAAGGAGAAAAAATATGGAAAATAATAATTCATTATTTGAAAGCACCAAGCAAATTTTATGGTCGGTTTTTGATTTAGTAAAACAAGAAGCAATTACTGAATTAGCAGAAAAGTATTATGGTGAATTTGAAAGCAATATTGAGGAAGTTGCAGCATTAGTAACTGTATTAAACCATAAATGCTGGTATTATTATGAACATAATAATCAAATTCTATCAGATTTATATGCAGAATTGTATTATAAATATAATGATAAGGCTTGGGATTGGCTTGAAAAATATGGTACAGATGAAGAAAAACATTGGTATTTTGAAACTATGGATTAAATGAGGATATAATATGGAAAATAAATTTATAGGAACCTTTCGAGGATTTCAAATCGACGCTATTTCAGATAATGCCTGGATTGGTCATATTATAATGCCAGAAAGTATGATAAAATATATTCAAGAATTAGAAGAAATTAAAAGAAAATATTATGATGAAATTTATTATCATCTAATGGATAAATTTTAATAACCTATAATACCAAAGAGTAATTTGATAAAGTTTTTCTTTGGTATAATCACTAATAATTAGAAGAAATATCTTCAATTATAAAGGAAGTGATTTTATGGGTAAATTTATTGATATGACCGGGTGGATAATGAAAGAACATGGCGTTCCTGAAAGTCGTATTACTGTATTAAGGTGTGATACTGAAAATAAAAGTAAAATAACTAAATGGATATGCTAGTGTGAATGTGGGAAAATATTTAGTGCAGATGGTACAAAACTTCGTAGCGGTTGGACAAAAAGTTGTGGATGTTTACAAAAAGAAATTACTTCTAAAAGAACAAGAGCAAATTTAACAGGGCAACAATTTGGTTATTTAACTGTGATTAAACCTATTGGAAAATATGGTCATACAGTATTGTGGGAATGCAGATGTAAATGTGGAAATATTAAATAGGCGACCAGTAATAATTTACTTAGTGGTCAAACTTTATCTTGTGGTTGCTTAAAGTCTTATGGAGAGACATTAGTATCTAATTATTTAAAAGAGAACGATATCTTATTCTAGCAAGAATATAATTTAGGAAATTTACGAAATATTCCTAAAAGTATTACAAGAATAGATTTCGCAATTATGAAAAACAATAAACCAATAGGCTTTATTGAAGTAGATGGTGTTTAGCACTATAATGAAAATAACTCTTGGTACAATGATGGTGTAGAAATTAATGCTACTTTAAAAGAATAGTATTGTAAAAATAATAATATTCCATTATTACATTTATTTTATGATAATAGAAAAATAAATTATGACGAATTAAAAAATTTTTTAGATGAATTGGAGGTAAAATAATATGAAAATTTATTTAGCAGGGCCAATTTTTACATATGGAGACTTACTTCGTAATACAGAATGGGCAGAAAAAATTCGTAAGAGTATACCAAAAGTAGATTTATATTCACCAGTTGAAAATACAGAAATAAATGGTGTTGAAGGGAAGAAAAAATTTGCTGGATCTCAAGAAATTGCAAATGGTGATAATATTCGTCTAAATAATACTGATATTCTTATAGCTTGTATTGATGGAGATGTTTTACCCGCAGGAACCTGCGCAGAGATAGGTAAATTCCACGAAAAAATTGAACGCGGTGATCACAAATATATTGTAGGCATTTGTACAGATAATCGACAAATGTTTTTAACTCATAGTGAAGCAAAAGATAAAGGTGGCGCAGCTTCATTGGGCGAACAACAATATAGTTATCAAAATTTGTATGTTACTGGACTTATTAAACAAGGTGGTATTTTAGTGTCTAATATTGATGACGCTATTGATTTTATTAAAAATAAGGAACATGAATATGAAGAATAAAATGCCAGATGTTAATTTTTAGAAGCCAAATCTTCAAGAAATAAAAGAATTATTAGAAAAATTAGGTGTTAGTTTATTTAATGAATACGGGCAATATCGTTCAATATTTGATATTGTAGAAGAAATTGCTACAAAATGGGAGGAAATGAAAAAATGCGTGATGTAAATCGTATTCCAGTTTTCTGCTACGCACTTGCTCAATTATGGGAGCATAATTTCCCTGACTTACGTTTTGGTCAATTAATTTCTATACTAACAAAAGATAAAGATATTTTTTATTTAGAAGAGGATGAAATTTTACAACTTTTAGATAAAAAGATACAAGAAATGAAATTATGTAAAGATGAACAAGAAGCAATTACAAATAAAATAACAGAACAAATCTCATTTTTTGATAAGTATTATATTTATACTGGAAAATCACCAGATATTTATTTAGGAGAAAATAATGAATAAACCTACTTCTTTTATATTAAATAATGTTGATGAAGAAAAAATAAAACATATTATAGGATATATAAGAAATCAATACGGCATTGGTTGTATTATATATGGTTCTGTTGGCTTCTGCGTAAAATTATCAACTAAATTATTCAATGCTTCTATTATTGATGAATCTATAAATAATGATATTTATTATAAAAATTTAGATGAAAAAGATGCAAAAGATATTGGTCTTATAGGTAAAATTTATACTAACCCAATAATTTGTGTTCCAGAATTAAATAAAATAAATGCAGTTATTGTCCCAGATTGGTGTAATCATTGGGGCAAATATTTTGAAAAGGAGAATGAAAATGAGTAATTTAACCTATCGTATTAATGAAAAACCAAACACAATAAAAGAAATGCTTGGCTATTCTCTACAAGTAATGTTCTCTTGTATTACAGCGACATTACTTATTGCCCTTATTTGTGGCACAAATCTTACTGCCGGTCTTGTCGCGGCAGGTGTCTCAACAATATTTTTCTTATGTATAACAAAATTTCGCGCGCCACTTGTTATTTCTAATAGTGGTGCAACAGTCTCTGCGGTAATTGGTGCGATTGCTCTGGCTGGCCCAGTAGAAAAGAATTTCTTAGGTGTTATGATTGGCGGCTTAACAGTAGCAATTATTTATAGTCTTGCCGCACTCTTAGTAAAGAAATTTGGTGTTGATTGGATTACAAAATTAATTACACCTGTAATGTCAGGCGCAATTATTTTAATTATTTCAATACAACTCGGCTTCTTTATTCCAACATACGCACAAATCAATGGTGAATATTCTCTACTTGGTATTGGTATTATGTTCCTTACAATGATACTTGTACTATTATGCGCTTTCTATGGTAAAGGATTAATGAAGCGATGGCCTATTCTATTTGGCGTACTAGGTGGGTATATTGTAAGTATTATTCTTGCACTATGTGGTATCCAGAATTTAGTAGATTTATCTCACTTCCAGAATATGAAGCTATTTGTTATTCCTGACTTTGCTTTTATGCACGTTTCATTCACAAATTTTGATTGGAGTGTTGTCCCTCAAATTTTAATTAGTTTCAGCTTAGTTGCTCTTGGAGCCTTAGCAGAACATTTAGGTGATGTAATTAATGCTTCTAATATTTGTGAGCGTGACTTCCTAACTGATCCAGGACTTCATCGTACTTTAATTGGTGATGGCTTTGGTTCATTTATCGGTACTATTATTGGCGCCCAACCTAATACTACCTATACAGAAAATCTATCTACAATTCTAATTAGTAAGTGCGCGAGTGTTTATGTTACCTTACTTGCCGCTATTGAACTAATTATTCTTGGCTTCTTTGGGCCATTTAGTAGTTTTATTCTTGCACTACCTAATGCTGTATTCGCTGGCGCGAGTATTTGCTGTTATGGTATGATTGGTGCTTCTGCCATCAAATTCTTAAAGAAAACATCAATTGATTTTGACAATCAAAAAACTATGTGGATGTTTGCAGTTATGCTAATGATTGGCACCTCTGGATTAGCAATTAATTCTGGTTCATTTAATATTACTGGTATTTGTCTTGCAATTATTATTGGTATTATTTTAAATCTTATTTTAAAAGAAGAAAAAATAAAAATAGATGAACCTATTAAAATTGTTTACCCAGAAAAAGAAGATTTATAATCGCATTTAATGCGATTAAATATATTTAAAAGGGGAAATTTATATGAGTGAATTTATTGAACGCCATTTTCATGTAAAAGAACGCAGTTCAAGTATTGGAACAGAAATACTTGCTGGTGTAGTTACATTCGCAACTATGGCATATATCCTAATTGTTCAAGCCAATATGATGGTTGCGGCAGGAATGAATGGCACAGGCGTTATGTTAATGACCGCTCTAATGTCAGGTCTTTCAACACTAGCAATGGGATTGTATGCTAAAATGCCATTCGCACTTGCTCCTGGTATGGGCACTAACGCTATTTTAGCTTACACACTAGTAGCGCAAGGTATTTGTACTTGGCAACAAGGATTAGGTATTGTATTTATTTCAGGTACAATCTTCGTCCTCCTAAGTGTATTTAAAGTGCGTGAAAAAGTAGTAGAAGTAATTCCTAAAGTTTTAAAAATTGGTGTTGGTGCATCAGTTGGTGCTTTCTTAATTCGTCTATCTCTTGCTAATGCAGGAATGATTAATGTAAGCGGCTCTTCTTTTGCTCTTAATCTAAATTTTTCTGATCCATCAGTACTACTTTCTTGGATTGGATTAGCAATTACATTAATTCTATATTTCTTACGAATTAGAATTAAAGGAAAAACATATCATATTCGTGGCGCATTACTTATTTCAATTATTTTAATTACAATAATCGGAATTTGTATGGGACAAGTAAGTATTCCTTCTTCAATTATCACTACAAATGCTCTTTCTAATATTGGAGACGTAGCATTTAAGCTTGATATTTTAGGAGCATTAAGACCAGCATTATTTACTTTTATGCTAATGTTCTTTATGTCTGACTTCTTTTCTACTTTAGGTACTGCTCTTGGCGTAGCAGGTAAAGCAGGAATGTTAGATGAAAATGGTAATCTTCCAGCTATTGGGCGTATTTTCTTAGTAGATAGTTGCGCGACAGTTGCTGGCGCTTTAACTGGTTTAACTGCAATTACTACCTCAATTTGTTTCTTCTTGTCAATGCTATTTGCGCCATTATTCTTAATGGTTCCTACCGCGGCGACAGCCCCTGCTCTTATTCTTATCGGTATTTCAATGATGCAAACATTGAAAGATGTAGATTTTAAGAGTGTAGAATGGTTCCCAGTTGGCGTTATGCTAATTGTATCAATTTTTGGTGGATTAGCTAATGCTATTGCACTTGGTCTAGTGACTTATTGTCTAACACACTGGGCTCGTTATCTATTTACTGATAGTCGTGAAAAATCACCCGGCTGGTTTACAATTGTAATTACAATTCTATGTTGCCTACAGTTTATTGCTTAAGGAGTAAATTATGGAAATTATTAAGAATAAAAATAGAACTCGCTTAACTAAGGCTGCCATTGGAGAGGTCCCTTGTGACCTCTCCATTGACAATGTTTATTTAGTTAATGTTTTTACTGGTGAAATATATAGCGCCGGAGTAGATATTTTAGATGGTGTAATTGTTCGAGTAAGACCATATGGTGAAAAATGTAATCCACCAGCTAAAAAGCAAGTAGATGGTCATAATTATTATCTATTACCTGGTTTTATTGACGTTCATATGCATGTAGAAAGTACAATGATGGTTCCAGAAAATTTTGGTAAAGCCGCTGTTGTTTGGGGAACTACAACAGCAGTTACTGACCCACATGAAATTGCTAATGTTTCTGGTGTTCCAGGTGTAAAGTATATGTTAGAAAGTGCAAGACATTCTCCATTACGTATTTTTACACTCGCACCAAGTTGTGTTCCTGCTGTACCTTCTGTGGAAAGCGCTGGTGCTTCATTCCTAAAAGAAGAAGTACAAGAACTTTTAAAAGAAGAAGAAGTAATTGGTATTGCTGAAGTAATGGATTATATTGGAGTAATCCATGATAACAAACGAATGCACGATATTATTGATGCTGGTAAAGAAGTAAATGGTTTTATTCAAGGTCATGCGCCTTATGTAAGAGGAAATGATTTATGTGCTTATTTATGCGGCGGCCCCGTGAGTGATCATGAAGTTCGCGTAGCCGAAGAATTAAGTGAAAAGCTTCGCATGGGTATGCATGTAAATATTAAATCCTCGTCTCTTTCTGATACAGTGCAAGAATTTTTAAAAGGTATACAAAATGTTCCTATTCATGACTTAGTATCATTATGTACAGATGATGTCCATGCCGCAGACTTACTTACAACTGGGCATATTAATCATATTGTAAATGAATGTATTAAAGGTGGTTTAGATCCAATTGATACAATTCGTTTTGGTACAATTAATGCTGCACGTGAATTACATTTTGAAGATTGCGGCGCAATTGCTCCTGGATATGTTGCTGATATGCAATTAGTTTCAAATCTAAAATTTGATAAGAAACCTCTTCAAGTATATGTAGCTGGAGAATTGGTTGTTGAAAATGGTAAATTATTAACTGAACCAGCAATAGCAACAACTATTCCAAATATCAATACTGTAAATATTCCACAGATAACTTCACCTGAAGTATTTACTATCCCATCAAAATTTAGCGAAGAAAAGCATTTAGTATTTAGCGCGGCCAGAAGTAGTATGGTACCAAATCAAGAATTAGTATATGAGAATTTCCCTGCTTATAATGGGAAAGTTGTAATTCCAGATTTAAATAAATATCAATTTCTTAGTATTGTAAATAGACATGGCTCAGGTGATATTACAACTGTTGTTTGTAGCGATTTTCATTTAATGTATGGTTGTATCGCTTCAACTATTTCACATGATAGTCATAATATGACAATTGTTTACAGACATTCTAAAGATGCTTATATCGCCGCAAAAGAACTTGAACGCATTGGCGGCGGCATGTGTTTTGTCGAAAATGGTGAAGTAAAATATTCATTACCGCTACCAGTCGCCGGATTAATGTCTAATCTTCCAGCACAAAAAATTGCTGAAAAAATTAAAGAAATGGATAAATGGGTTGAATATGCTTCTGATAATTTAAGCCCTATGCTATTAGCTATTGCTATTTTAGCATTACCTGTTCGTCCTGGTATTATTATTACTGATAAAGGTATAATTCGCGGTGAAACATTACAATTTGTTCCTCAAGTTATTTAAAAGGGAGGACCTCCTCCCTTTTATTTGACTTATATTTTAGTTTATGATATGATAAAAGAAAAAGGTTGGATTATTTAATGACACAAGAAATTAAAATTTATAAAATATATACGAAAAGAATAGCATATGAACTGCGGAAAAAAGGTTTTAAATTTATAGGAACAGATATAAATAAAAACTTTCCGCAGTTTTTAGTTTACTTATTTGAAGATACTCCTGAACTTCACCAAGCCCTTTCTTCTATTACGAAGAAGTGAGGAGGTATCTAATATGGCAAATTATACAAATCAATTAAAAATTAAACTTGTAGATTTAGAAAAAATTACTCATAAAACACAGACTAGAAATAGATTTATTCAACCTATTGATTTCAAATATGAAGCCGCAGCAATGAGAAATCTTAATGGTAATGCTTTTAAAGTATGGCGTTATCTATTACGTTGGTATGGTAAGAAAGAATTTTTCTACTCTCCCGCGGCAATTAAAAGAGAAATAGGATTAGGTGAAAACGGTGCTACAACAGCAAGAAAAGAACTTGAAGCAAAAGGATATATTTCTTCTGTGCCAGATAAAGAAAACATTTATACATTTACACCTGTTCTTCCTATTGATTATGAAAATTTAAAAAATAAAGAAGATTGGAGTGAAGACGACTCTTAAATGCCACTTTTTTCGTGGCATTGATTGGACCAAAAATCGTGGCATTCATCCACGAAAATCGTGGCATACCTTACACGAAAATCGTGTGAGGTTCCCACGAAAATCGTGGCATTATCCACGAAAATCGTGTGAGTAATATAAATATAATATAAATATATAATATAAATATATAAATAAAAATAAAAAATAAAAAGTATGGCGGCATAGCCGCGAGGAGATTTAATATGAAAAAATTAGAAGATATATTAACAGAAAAATACAAGTATAAAAAATTATCAATAGAAAAGTCTACAATCTCACGAACACTTTATGAAACTTTAATTCCTAATTTTTTACAAAATCAATAGCCGTTATATACATCAACAGGTTCATTAATTTGTTCTAGCTTCGATCGTATTGTTATAGGAGATTATGGAGCTTATGTAGAATTTTCAAGTGAACAAGCAAACAAAGATTTATATATTATTGCTCCAAAACAGGAATATAGACTTGATCCTCGTTATGATAATATAAAATATATATGGCTTACTATTAATGATAAAAGTGAAGTAAAAATTTATTATCAAAAAAGAACTGTTTCTTATGCAGATTATCAAATCAATAAATATTATGTTAGTGCATATGAAGTATATCCTGAAATTATAAAAAAAATATTTGACAAATAATTAAAATTAAGATATAATAAAAGAAAAGGAGAAAAATAATGAATAAGAAATGTTTAATTGTAGTAGACGCACAAAATGATTTTATTACTGGTTCTTTAGCAAATCCATTAGCTTTAGCCGCAATTCCTACTCTAAAAGAACTTATTCACTATATGAATAATAATAATGAAGATATTATTTATACAATGGATACACATGATAATAATTATCTAAAAACTCAAGAAGGAAAAAACCTTCCTATTATTCATTGTGTTGCTGATACAGAAGGTTGGCGTATTTATCCAGGTCTTGTAGTAGAAAGACCATGCGCAGTCATTGAAAAAAATACTTTTGGCTATAATTATTGGAATAATCTTAATTTAGAAGATTATAATGAAATTGTATTATGCGGCTTTGTAAGCAGTATTTGTGTAATGGCGAATGCTCAATATATTAAAGCAATTGTTCCTGAAATTCCTATGACAATCATTAGCGATGCTTCTGCTGGCCTGAGTGAAGAAGACCACGCGGCCGCACTACAAGTTTTTAAATCTTGTCAATTTAAAGTAATTACTCTAAAAGAGTATATGGAGGAATAATATGAAACAAATTATTCGTGGACGTGATAGCGGAAAGGCGCGAGAATTGATTACCTTCGCCGCGGAAAATAATGCAACAATTGTTACTGAAAATCCTTTTGCTTTTAAAGTAAAAGCAGAAGGATATGGTTATCCTGATGTTGATATTATTGCTTGGGATGATTTAACACATATGTTAGAAATTCCTAATAAAATTGTTATTCATAATTTAGATAAATTTATTAATTATATCTTTGAAAATAAAGTAATTGGCTTTTCTGCTACGGAGGAATAAAAATGTTTGACCCTTCTGATTATTATTATAAAGATAATAATGATAAAATTCCTTTTGGGATTAATAAAGAAAAAGTAGAATATGATACAGAATAGTTTAAAAAATCATTAAGAAATTTATATGAGATTATGGGCCCCTATACTATTAAAGTAACAAAAAAGAAAACGAAAATAAAAGGAAAGAAGAATAAGAAAGGGAAAAGTAATGGATAAAGTAAATAAAATTATAGAATATTTAATTCAATGGAAGCAAAATCCATTACACTGGTCTAATAATAAAAGACGTATTGCTGGTTTACCAGTATTGCGTGGAAAAACTAATCTAAAAGATAGAACATTACCCTCAAAATTAATTCTTAATCAATTAATTATAGAAGCACTTGATGAAGAAGTATGTAAGTATATTAAAAATTTTTATAAAAATTTTACTAATATTAATAATATAAAGATAGGAGATAAATATGAATACAAATATTAAATGTCCTCAATGCGGTGAATCATATTACATGCCAAAATATTGCACTACAACCGCTATGTACTTTCCACCTGTTTACAAAGATGGCATAAATATAAATCCAGATGGTAATATTACAACTTATTATTGCCAATGTTGTAATTGCGGCCGCGAATTTACTTATGCTACTAAATATGGTGAATTATATAAAGAAGAATAAATGTAGAGGTGAGAAAATGTCATTAATAGATTTAATACACGAACAAATTAGTTCTATTTTAACACCAGAAATGTTAAAAACAATTGCAGAAAAAGAATTTCAATCATATATGTAGAACGAATATATTCTTCTTCATTCTGATAATATAATAATTGAACAAGCAATTCAATATATAAGAAAAAGATATGGAGAATAGTTCAAAAAAATACGTCAAATAATTGATGAAACAATTACAAAATGTAATTTGACACAAGAACAAGAAGAATATTTTAGAAGCATGATTAAATTTGATTTAAGAATTGAAAATGGAGAAAAGATTTGCGATATAATTATTAAAGAGGGAAAATAATGTCAATTTGTGGAATTTATAAAATAGAAGAAAAATCTAGTGGAAAATGCTATATAGGGCAATCAATTGATATATTTCGTAGATTAAAAGAACATCAAGAATGTCAATTAGATGATTGGCATCAAAATTTTCATAATAGTCCAGAAAATTTTTCATTTAATATTTTAGAAACATGTACACCAAATTTACTTAATGCGCGCGAAAAATACTGGATTAATTATTATGATAGTTATCATAATGGGTTAAATAAAACATCTGGAAATAATTCTAAATATGAAATTATAATTAATTCTGATATTATTTATTATATTAATTTTGATTTTTCTCAAGAAGATTGTACTAGACTTATAAAAATGATAGAAACTCCTAGCTTCCAAGAAACAATACAAAAATTAATTAAATTATATAATATTAATTATACAGAAATTAAATACTGGTTTGCGCGCTCGTATAATGAACAAGAATTTTATTTATTAAAAGTAATGCCTTTTATAGAAAAAGAATGTAAATCTGAAAATATAATATATTTAGTAGTTGATTTAAGTAAAAATAAAAAAATAGATAAAGACAAAGATTTATTATTAAGAAAAATAATTTTAGAATATTGTCAATATAATTCTAATGCGTCGTATCATTCTTTTCACTATATTAGAAATATTGTGGGTTATAAATGTAACTGTTATTATCGAATTAATTTAAATAAATATTATGGCATACATAAATTAAATGATAATAAATCAGATAATATAGAATATTTTTATTTAAATTTATAAGTCAACTTAAATAATTAACTTATAATAAAATTTATATTATAATTAATTATGAAGAAAGAAAGGATAAAATTAAAATGACATATGCTTCTAGAAATACTACTACTGGTTTAAAATTTCAAAATAACCCAATAACGTTTCATACACATCTACATCCAAAGGGAACACTAGTATCTGGACATGAAATTTATCATCTAGCTTGTAAGAAACTTGGGATTCCATATAGTCAATATACGCAATTTATTAGTAAAAGAATTATACCAGATGAATGTTATCTTGATTTAAAAAATAAAACTTTTACTGCTTATGAAAAAAAATCTCAAAATGGCGGTGGCTCTGCTGATGAAAAACTTCAAACTTGTGCATATAAAATTAGACAAATTCGAAAAGTGTGTAAAATAATTGGTATTCCATCAGAAAATGTAAAATATATTTATACTCTTGATAAATGGTTTAAAGATGATAAATATAAAGATTCATTAGAATATATTAAAGAAGTTCCTGGATGTGATTATGAAATTTTAGGAGGAGAATAAATGCCACTAAATAAAGGATATTTAACAGCAAAAACAGATAAAGCATCTGATGAAGTCTACACGCCTGCTTATGCTGTTTAGCCGCTATTAAAATATATAACAATTTATTTTGATGATAATTGTACAATCTGGTGTCCATTTGATACACAAGATAGTGAATATGTTAAAATCTTTAAAAAAGAAGGATATAATGTAATAGCAACACATATAGATGATACAGAAAATCATAATTTTTTTGAATATGAACCTTCACAACATTATGATTTAATTATATCAAATCCACCTTTTTCTCTTAAAGATGACATAATTAAAAGATTATATGAATTAAATAAACCATATGCTTTATTATTACCAATTCCATCATTATAGGGACAAAAACGTTTTCCTTATATGCAAGATTGCCAAGCATTAATTTTTGATAAAAGAATTAATTATTATACTGATATTGCAAAGAAACAAATTCAAAAAGGAGTTAGTTTTGGAAGTTTTTATTTATGTAGAAAATTTTTGCCAAAAGATTTAATTTTTGAAGAATTACAAGTCAACTAATCAAATAGTTGACTTTTTCTTTAATTTATGTTATAATAAAAGAAAAGAGGAAAGGAGTTTTATATATATATGAGTAATACATATGATATAAATTCAATTGAAAGCCTTAGTTTTAAAGAAGGTGTGCGTCGTCGTATTCAAATGTATTTAGGTAGCGATGATATTGAAGGTACATATCAAGCCCTAAAAGAAATTATTAATAATAGTACAGACGAAGCATTGGCCGGTTATGGTAAAAAAATTGAAATTACTGTAAACGAAGAAGAGAATAGTGTAAGTGTTCGTGACTATGGCCGCGGCGTCCCTTTTGGTATACGAGAAGATGGTGAAAATGTATTAGTTTCTATATATACTCAGTCTCATACCGGCGGTAAATTTAATCATGAAGTGTATAAAAACGCATCGGGATTAAACGGCATTGGTGGTAGTTGTGTTTGCCTTTCTTCTTTAAGTTTTGAGGTTCATAGTATTCGTGATGGCAAGAAAGCTATTGCTGATTTTACAAAAGGTGAGTTAGTAGGATATAAAGAAATTACTACTAAAGAAAAAAATGGTACTTGGGTTTGGTTTATTCCCGACCCAGAAGTTTTTTGTAATGGCGCAATTGGCTACTCTTATAAACGTATTTGTAGTGATATAAAAGATATTTCTTATCTTTATCCAGGAATTGAATTTATTGTTTCTAATGGTGCAGAAGAAAAAGTCTATTGTGCTAAAAATGGTATTGTTGATTTCGTTTCTGATATGATAACTAATCCATTACAAAAACATATTATGACAGGTTCTGCCACAGATGGTACAGATAGTGTAGAAATTGCTTTCCAGTGGGGAGCAAAGAATGAAACTTCATATGTATTTGTAAATGGTTTACGTTGTCCTGAATTAGGGACCCCTGTTACAGGTGCGAAAACTGCTATTACAAAAACTTTTAATAATTTAGCAGATGAGAACTTTGAGGGCGAATATATCCGTAAAAATTTATTTTATGTAATAAATTGTAAGGTAGAAAATCCTTCTTTTGCCAATCAAACAAAATCTAAAATTAATAACGCTTCATTGCGGCAACTCGCTTCAACTGCTTTTACTGCAGCATTGAAAGAAATGAATATGCGTTATCCGGCAGAGTTTAATACAATTGCTGATATGCTTCGTAAGATAGAAAAAGCAGCTAAGGCAGCAGAAAGAGAATATAATGCTGTTTTAAATCAAGAGCATAAAGAAGTAGAATATAAGAAAAAGAAAATTACTTCTTCTGATAAATTTAAAGATTGTGAAAAACATGGACCTGATTCTATGCTAATTATTAGCGAAGGTAATAGTGCTCTTGGTGGGTTAATGCCAGTTCGTGACGTAAAGACAGAAGCTCTTTATGCTGTTCGTGGTAAAGTTAAGAATTTGATGAAGCACCCATTAGATGAATGTCTTGAAAATCAAGAAGTAAGTGATATTATTATGGCACTTGGTTGTGGTATTCAAGATAGATATAACAGCAAGAAACTAAATTATGGTAAAGTAGCAATTGCGACAGATGCCGATGTTGATGGTTATGCTATTATGTGTTTGATTGCTACTATGTTTTATGTTTTAATGCCTAAATTTATTGAAGAAGGCAGACTTTGTTGGCTACGCGCTCCGCTTTATAGATTTATAAATGGAGATAAACGAATGTTTGCTTATGATGAAGAAGAGGCGGCAAAAATTCATGCACAGTACCCTAATTGGCAGCAAGGCTACAACAAAGGGTTGGGTGAAATGACAGTAGAAGATATGGAAAATTCTATGATGCATCCAGAAAAAAGACATTTAGAAATACTTACAATTTATGATGCTCAGGCCGCGGCGGACTCTCTTAAGATGCTTATGGGAGAAGAAGTAGAAGATCGCAGAAATTTTCTATTTGAAAATGTAGATTTTTCTATTCTTCAAAGCGGAAAATGCCAGTAAAAGGACTAGGTGAGATTACTTTCTGATAGAAGGAAATCAGGAGGTGCTTGTATATGATTACTGGCATTTACAAAATAACAAATAATATCAATGGTAAAGTCTATATTGGATAGTCAAAAGATATAATGCATAGGTGGACAGTTCATAAAAATAGAGCATTTATACTAAATAAAGAATATGATAAATATTTATATCGAGCTTTTAGAAAATATGGCCTAGATGCTTTTTCATTTGAAATCCTTGAAGAATGTCAAGTAGAAGAATTAGATGCGAAAGAAAATTAGTATATTCGTCAATTTCATAGCTGTATAGATACTTATGGATATAATGAAACTTGTGGGTATGATTTTCCACAATATGGCATGTCTGGTGAAAAACATCCTAATCACAAATTAACTATTGATGATATTTATTATATTAGAGAATGTTATAATCAACATTTAAAAAAAGAAGACGTTTATAATGAATTTTCTGATAGAATAAGTGAAGGCGGGTTTCATAAGATTTGGTTGGGCGAGAATTGGCGTGAAGTTCATATGGATGTTTATACAGAAGAAAATAGACAATATTATTTATTTCAACGTAATTCCCACAAGGGCTCTTCTAATGGAAGAGCAAAATTAAATGAAGATATGGTCAAAAATATTCGTTTAAGAAAAAAGAATGGCGAAACTATGAAGCAAGTTTATGAAGATTATAAAAATACTGGAATTACAGAAAGAAGTTTCAAGCAAGTATGGTGTTATTAGAATTGGAAACATATAATTGTTTGAAAATGTTGATTTTAATATTATAAATAATTGAGGTAACAAATGATTAATAAGAATAATTTAACAATAACAGATATTGAAAATTTAATTGATTATTACTGTAATGATGGCTGTTTTCATAGTTGTGATGAATGTCTATTAAAAGATTTTAAAAATGAACTACTTTATACAATAGACTGTTATAATAACAAGGAGTTTAAAAATGAAAGCAAAAATTACAATAACATATAAAATGGAAGACGATCTTAATCTTGAAGAGCATCAAAGAGAAGATCCTGACGCAACAGTAGAAGATATAAAAAATAATTATTGTGAATGGATTTGTGATGAATTGTATGGGCGGATAGAAGTTCGCGCGAGCAATGTATTACTTTCTGGCTATCAAAGTGAATGCATTATTGAATTTGAAGACGGCACTAAAAGTAGTTACTTGACAGGTTAATAAAATTATGATATAATATAAGAAAGGAGATGAGAAGATGATTAAGAATGTAGACTTTCAAAAAACGACAGAAGAAGCCTTCTTAAAATATGCTGCATCAGTCGCGCAAGAGCGTGCTATTCCAGATGTACGTGACATGTTGAAAATTGGCTTACGACAAGGTCTTTATGCTCAATACACCAACAAATTAACGCATAAAGATAAATTCCAGAAAGCCCAGAAATCTGTCGCCGCCGCGATGACGCAATCATATGTCCATGGCGATGTGGCAATGTATGATACATTTATTCGTTCTGCTCGTCCTTGGTCTTATCATTACCCACTTGAAGAAGTTCAAGGTAGCTATGGTAATCCTTCTTCTCCAGATAGTCATGCGGCCGCGCGCTATGTTGAAATGCGTTCTAGCGAATTAACAGATTATCTATTTAATGGATTAAAGAAAAATGCTATTGGAGAACAATGGTATTGGAACTATGACGATACAGAAGAAATTCCATCTGTATTTCCTTCTATTGGATATTGGAATATTGTAAATGGTTGTTCCGGTATTGCTGTGGCTATGGCAACAAGTGTTCCTCAATTTAATCTGAAAGAAGTAAATGAAGCACTAATTAAAATTATCCAAAATCCAGAAATAAGTTTTGATGAAATTTACTGTGCTCCTGACTTTGCATGCGGCGGAATCATTACAAATTCTCAAGCTGTAAAAGAAAGTTTAAGATATGGTAAGGGTGCTTCTGTTAGACTAAGAGCAACATTAGAATATATTCCAGATCAAAACTTAATTAAAGCAACTGAACTTCCTCATGGAGTTTTTACAAATACTATTATAGACCAATTAGCTGAACTAACAACTAATGACCCAAACTATGGTATTGATAAAGTTGTAGACCATACAAAAAAAGTTGCAGATATTCGTATCTACTTAACAAAAAGCGCAAATCCAAAAAAAATGATTGAAAAACTGTATAAAGATACTTCTCTTGAAAATTGGTTTTCAATCAATATGATTTTACTTGATAAAGGACGTTTCCCTCGTGTATTTGGTTGGAGAGAAGCATGTGATGCCTATATTAATCATATTCATGAATGTAAATGTAATATTATTCAATTTGATTTAGATAAAGCTCTTATTAGAAAAAATATCGTAGAAGGTCTAATAAAAGCATATTCAATTATTGATGAAGTTGTTGCGCTTATTCGTTCTTCTTCAAATCCAACAGAAGCATCACAAAAATTAATTGCTACATATGGATTTAATGAAGAACAAGCAAAGGCAATTCTTGCGATGAAACTATCAAGTTTAACCAAATTAGACATTATAAAATTAAATGATGAATTGGAAGAACTTGGTAGAAAAATCTCGGAGTATCAACACTTATTAATTGATACTACGGCTTTAAACAATGAACTAATTAAAACTTTACAAGAAGTAGCTAATAAATATGGCGATGCACGACGCACAAAAATAACGAATATTTTACCTACCGAAGATGAACCAGTAGAAACTACTCCTGAAGAAGAAGTAGGAGTTATGTTATTTGATAATAATATGCTTCGTGTAATCAAAAAGGAAGATTTACAAGGCGGCAAACGTGGTAATAAAGGCGTAAATATTAAGCCTCCTAAGAATACAAACTTAATCAATACTTTATATACTACTAATCTGGGATTAATTACTGCTTTTACAAATATTGGTAGAATGTATAATCTTTCTATTAGTAATTTAGAGTATGGTAAAGATTATAGTATTTATGAACTACTTGCTTTACAAGAAAATGAAAAAGTCATCCTATTAATTGATGCTACGTCATTTAATGCTTATAATAGTTTGATTACTATTAGTAAAAATGGATATATTAAAAAGAGTTCTATTACAGAATATAGTGCTCGTGCGAAAAAAGGCGTCGTCGCAGTAAAGTTAGAAGAAAATGATACTTTAATTGGTGCATATCTTTCTTTAACTGGTGAAGATAAAATCTTCGTTGTTAATTCTTCTGGTTATTATAATTTCTATTCAGTAGAAGATATATCATTTACCGGCCGTGTTACTAAAGGTGTGAAAGCTATTAAGTTAATGAAAAATGAATATATCCAATCAGCAACAATTATTAAAAAGGATGTTGAATATAAAGGTATCTTAACAATAGATACATCAGGTAGGGGAAAAATTACTGCGATTGAAGATTTTAATATGATTTCTCGTGGTAGTCGCGGCAGTCAGGTTATGACATTAAAAGAAGAACAAATTGCCGCGATATATGCAGTTCCTCTTTCTCAAACAAAGTTATTTGTATCAGCAAATAATAAGGCTGTATTATTAGATATAAATACAATTCCTGTTCAAAATCGTTCTACAGTGGGTGTCCGTATTATTGATACCCGCAGTAAAAATATTGAAATTATGTGAGGTATAAATATGGATAGTGCATATAAAAAGTTATTTACCGAAATGTGCCACACTACTGCGGTATTAGCAGAATAGGTAATGGACTATGATAAAAAGTAGGGAGACACATAGGGTTATAATACTGCGGAGGTTATGCGTAATGATTATCAAAAATTAGAAGATAATCTTACAACTAACGAAGAACTTACTTATAATGAATATACTAAACTTCTCGCAGCTAGTTATATTATTATAAATAATATTCAAGATCGTATTAAAGCCAGTCAGCAAGCAATAAATAATTATAAAATAGATGTAATTCCTAAGCTCTCCCGTATTATTGATGAAACAAAAGATGATCCTGAAAAAACAAAAACATTAGCTAAAGAATTATTTAAAATTTCTGAAAACTAATATTTGACTTCTATAAAAATTTATGTTATAATATATACAGAAAGAAGGGAAAAAGTTGAATAAAGAAAAAAATCTAATATTTGACAATTTCACAAATTTCTGTTATAATAGATATATAAAGAGGAAGGAAAATTCCTGCCGCTTTAATATAAATAATATAATTAATTGAATAAACAAAACAAAGGAGATTGATTAACTATGACTTAGAACTCAGAATTAGTACTAAACTTTCTAAAGAAGAACTATGGCAAGGAATTTAGTAAGGCCGAAATCGCTGAAGCTGTTGGTGTATCCGTACCCGCTGTAACTGGTAGTCTAAATGGTCTAATTAAGAAGGGCTATGCTGCTACTACTCGTACTGAAGAAGTAGTCGTAACTGAAGCTACTGAAACTCGTAAGGCTCAGGTTAAGAATGTTCTATATCACACCCTAACTGAAGCCGGTCTAGCTTATGACCCCGTAGCCGAAGAAGCTCAAAAGTTAGCTGAAAGGGAAGCTGCTAAGGCTGCTCGCGCCGCAGAACGTGCTGCTGCCAAGGCCGCGAAGGAAGCTGAATAATATCTGATCCACCAGGTGTGGAAACAGTTTTCGGAATCGTGAAAGCGGTTCTTGTGGTGGCCCCACAAAAGTGGGGCCATTAATTCTATTGACAATTATTAAAAATTATAATATAATAAAAGAAAAAAATAAGGTGGAATGAAATATGAAAACATTAGCAGATCAAGGAAATAATAAAGTAACAATTGTAGGTAAATTATTAGATGCAACTTTTAATAGTGGAAAGACAAAAGATGGTGCCCCTTATGATAGGGCAAACATTACTGTTCGCGTAGCTTAGACTTTTGGCGGCCACGAAGAAGTAAGTGAAATTCCTGTAAGTATGTTTGCTTCTAAGTTTAAGAAAGATGGCACTGCAAATCCAGCTTTCAAAAGTATTCAAGATCTTCGTAATATGAAAACCGCGCAGGATAACGGTATTGATGGCGCGGATACAGTTCGTATTACCGGTGCGAATATTCGTGAAAATAACTTTATATCTAAGAGCGGTCAATTAATTAGTGGTTGGCAAATTAACACCTCTTTCATTAATAGTGGTTCAACTGCGGATGTAGCTTCTTTTAATCTCGATATTTTCATTATGGATATGAGTCCTGAAATTGACCGCGAAGGTGATGAAACTGGTCGTTTAGTTATCAAGGGTGCAATTGTTCAGTATGGTGGTAAGGTAGATGTTCTACAGTTCATCGTAGAAAATCCTGACACAGTAGATTACATCAGCGAACACTGGAATGTAAATGATACAAACTCTGTTCGTGGTCGTATTCGCGTAACTTCTATGGAAGAAAAGCCTGCTCCCTCTTCAAGTTCTTGGGGTGAAGAAATTCCCGAAACTACAACTCGTATGATTCGTGAACTTATTATCACTAAGGGTGATGATGAAGGTAAAGAAGAAGATTTTGCTTATGATCCTGCAGAAATTAAGAAAGGATTTAATGTTCGTAAGGCAGAAATTGAACAGTTACAAATTGATGCTAAAAATAAGAGTACTGCTTCTGCTACGACTTCTAACGCTTCTAAATATAACTGGGAATAATATTCCCAGTTTTTTAGGAGGTATGATGTATGGCGAATATTGATATTTTTTCTCTTGAGCCATCAAAAATATCTCGTGACCTCAAGGGAAAGTTCCTTTTAATTTATGGTTAGCCTAAAAGTGGTAAATCCACTTTTGGCTCTCAATTGCCTCGTGCACTATTCCTAAATTTTGAGCAAGGCACAAATGCTTTAGCTGGTATTCGTGGTGTTCCAATCCTTCGCTGGACGGACTTTAAAAAGGTTTTGAGCCAGTTAAGGAAGCCACAAGCTAAAGAAATGTATGATAGTATTGTAGTAGATACTGCGTCTATTGCTTGGCAGCTTTGTGAACAATATATATGTCAGCGTGAAAGTGTTGATAGTATTCGTGATGTTCCTTGGGGTCAAGGTTGGAATATGGTAAAGACAGAGTTCTCTGAATGTTGGCGTGAAATTACTTTACTTGGTTTTGGTATTTTATTTATTGCTCACGCAAAAGATAGACCAACTGAAATGCGGGATGAAGAAGGAAATGCTATTACCGCAGTTGCTCCTGACCTTCCAAACAATGCCTATACAATTATTAATAGTATTGTTGACATTATTGGTTATCTACAAGTTCAAATGAACCCCGATGGTTCCACAGAGCGTTATCTATATACTCGCTCAACACCAAATGTTTTTGCAGGTTCTAGATATCAATACCTTGCTCCAAAGATTAAATTCGGTTATAAAGAATTAGTATCAGCAATTGGTGACGCTATTGATGCCGCCGTTGAAAAAGATGGGGCAGAAGTAACAGATAACACTGAAATTGCTCAAGTAAAAGCTCGTCCTTTCCAAGAGGTTATGGATGAAGCTAAAGAAATCTGGATGACTTATCTCGGTCAAGCTAAAGATGATGAAGATACTGACAGACGAGCAAATATCATGCGTGATATTATTAAACGAGTATTTGGCTCAGAAGAATTTAAAATCAGTCAAGCAGTTCCTTCTCAAACTGACTTGGTTGAATTGTTTATAGATGAAATGAAAGAACTTATGTAAGCTCATCTACCATGTGTAGAAGGAGCGGAGAGAGCGTTCTAGTTTTAGAACGCTCTCGTTTTATTTGACTTTTTATCAAAATTATGATATACTTATTATAAGGGGTGAGATTATGACTAAAAAAACATTAAAGTGTTTTAAGTGTAAGACAGATACATTAAGAGAAGAATTAGTAGCATATGCCTCGCCTGGGGTAAAAACACTACATAATTATTGTCCGAAATGTCTTGCTGAAAAATAGGCAAATGATCATTTTAGATTAAGAGTATATCTTATATTTGGAGATAGTGCTAACTGGCCGCGAATTAATACAGATAGAAAAAGAATAATGGATACTTATGGATATACAGATAATGTAATCGCAGATTGTTTAGATTATTTGTATAATGTAAAGAAGGTAAAAAAATTGTCTTCTTCATTAGCCTTAGTTAATCCAAGAAATGTGGAAGAAATGAAAAAATATAAAAGAAATCAAACTGCTTCTGTAGGAACAATTGCCGCCGCGGCGTCAGTTGAAATAAAAGAATATAGTGCTCCTATACAAGAAAATAAAGAAAAACAAAAAGAGCAATGGAATTTTGAAGATTGGTTATGAGAGGAGGATTTGGATGACTTTATCAGATAAGGCAGCTTATCGTGAAGTTATAGGGTCTTTAATGCAAAATCCGCTTCTTTTTTTAGAATACACAGATTTATCACCAGCAGATTTTGATGGGTCAATATATAGAGTATGCTTAATTACAATACAGCATTTATATGATAATGGAGCAAAAAGTATTACTCCAATTGAAGTAGACCAAGAACTATATAGAACAAATAATCTAGCTCTTGATATATATAAAAGAGAAAATGGATTAGATTTTATAAAAGATGCCTATGAAAACGCGAAGCCAAGTAATTTTGATATGTTTTATAAAAGAGTAAAGAAATATGCTTTACTTCGTCGATTAAAAGCAGAAAAATATGATATTAGCGAGTTTTATATTGATGATAAAGAAAATAATGATCCATTGAAAGAAACACAAACACAAAAACATTTTGATGATTCTTCTCTTGAAGATATTTTAAATTCAGTTGAAAGTAAATATAATATTATTAGACGAGACTTTTTAAATGGTGGCAAAACAAAAGGAGACCCTGCAGAAGGAGTAGTTGAATTAATTGAATCATTACAAAAAAATCCAAATATTGGCCCATGCTTAGAAGGGAAAATATTCAATCATGCTTGCCGCGGCGCAAGACAAGGATGTTTTTACTTAAAATCTGCAAGCACTAATGCAGGTAAAACAAGAACTTCAGTTTTTGATGCATGTAAGTTAGCCTATCCTGTTAGGTGGTCTCATGACTTACGATGTTTTATACATGATATAGAAAAAGAAACGGGTGAAGTTTTACAACCACGAAAAGTATTATTCATCGTAACAGAGATGGATAAAGAAGAATTACAAACTATTATGCTGGCATATTTATCTGGAGTAGATGAAGACCATATCCTCCGTGGGAAATATGATTTAGGAGAATTAACTAGAGTTAAGTATGCGGCAAAAATTATGAAAGATTATAGCGGATATTTTATCATTGAAGAGATTAGTGAACCAAATCTTGTCAATGTAGAAGCAACAATTAAAAAATATACTACAATTGACCAAGTTAAATATATATTTTTTGACTACATCCATACAACAGCAAGTATGATGAACCAGTTTGCAAAAAATAATCTGCGTGAAGATAGTATTCTTATGATGATGGCAAATCAATTAAAACAATTGGCAAAAGATTATAATGTATTTATCTTTTCAGCAACACAGGTAAACGCTGGTGCAATGATGGATGATGGTGAATTTAAAAATGAAACTTGTATTCGTGGTGCAAAAAGTATTGCTGATAAAGCAGATATGGGTTATATAATGACAAGAGTAAGCGATAAAGTATGGAATAACTTACTCCCTACATTTAAGATGGCCGCGAGAGATGGTAGATTAGATGCAAGTTTGATTGAAAATAAACCAACTCATATTATTGATATTTATAAAATGCGCCGCGGTCAATATAAAAATGTTAGAATATGGTTAAGTCTTCACTTGGGAACTGGATATAGAAAAGATTTATTTATAACAAATGCAGATAATTGTCCAATATCTAATAATGGAATAATAGAAATAGTTGCACCATTAATAGAAGAACCAATAAAAGATTGGGAGAATGAACTTAAATGTTGACGACATTAAAAGAGCAAGATACTGAATTAGATTATATAGATATAACTAAACAAGATATTATAAACTCTATTACCTTAGAAGATGTAAAAACTTTTTTAGAAAGTTTGGGTGTAGATCAAATAGCAGTATATAAAGAAAAAGATTATTTAATTTGTCCTACTATTTGTCATAATCCTCTTCACGCGGCGGAAAGCATGAAATTATATTGGTATCAAAATAATAAAATTTTTCGCTGTTATACAGAATGTAATGAAGCAATGTCAATTTTTACATTATATAAAAAATTTATTAGTGTAAATGAAAACCGAGACATCACAGATGATGAAGCAGAAGACTATGTAAAACATTGCTTAAAACAAATTACACATATTAAAGAACGAAAAAATCGTGGAGAAGAATTAGATAGAGATAGATATAAATATACAAAAAATATTCCTATTTTAGATGAATATCCTGAAGTTGTATTATCATATTTTACAAAATATTATCATCCATTATGGTTAAGAGATGGAATAACAAAAGAGTCTATGGATAGATTTCAAATTAGTTTTTCAATTGGACAAAATAAAATCATTATTCCACATTTTGATATAAATGGGCGTCTAATAGGTATTCGCGCACGTTCTATTGAGCCAGAAGATATTGAATTAGGTAAATATCGTCCTATTCAAATAGGAGATAAAATATATACACATCAGTTACAGTTTAATCTATATGGTATTTATGAACATCAAATTGGTATTCAATATAGACGAAGTGCTATTATTGTTGAAGGTGAAAAATCAGTACTACTTGATGATGGTTATTATGGAGATTTAAGTAACGCAGTCGCCTGCTGTGGTTCAACTTTTAATAAATATCATATTAGTTTATTAACAAATATTCTTGGAGCAAATGAAATAATTGTTGCTCTTGATAAAGAATATGAAGATTGTCATGATGAAAAAGCAAAAAAGTATAGAGAAAAATTAATTTCTCTTTGTAGAAAGTATAGAAATCAAGCAACCTTTTCATATATATGGGACTTTGATAATGTCCTAAAAGAAAAAGATTCACCTTATGACCGAGGTAAAGATGTATTTGAACATTTATATAAAACAAGAGTAAAAGTAAAGTAAGGAGAATAGTAATGAGATATAAGTTAAGAAATAATTATCCATCAAATCCAGATTAGGCTTTACAAGCAATTTTAATAGATAGAGGAGTAAAAGAAATTGATAAATTTTTACATCCTACATTTGCTTGTGAATTAAATCCATATGATTTAGATAATATAGAAGCAGGAGTAGAAATGTTGTTAAAACATCTGCGAGCAAATAATAATATATTATTTATTGTAGATGCTGATGCAGACGGATTTACAAGTTCTGCTATTCTTTGGCTATATATAAAGCATATATTTCCAAATGCTTCTTTAAATTTTATGGTACATAGTCATAAACAACACGGCTTAAGTGATGTAATTGATGAAATTGAAGATGATCCAGTATATAATTTAGTTATTTGCCCTGATAGTGCTAGCTTTGATGTAAAAGAACATTCGCGGCTGGAACAATTAGGAATTGATTGTCTTATTTTAGACCATCACGAATAGTTATATAATGACAATGGAGAGCCAGTAGTTTCTACTGCTACTAATACTATTATTATTAATAATCAATTATCTAAAAACTATGAAAATAAATCACTTTGTGGTGCAGGCGTGACTTATAAATTTTGTGAAGTGTTAGATGATACATTAGGAGTAGAATTATCTCGTAATTTCTTAGATTTAGTTGCATTAGGTGAAATCGCGGACGTCATGGATAAAACTACTGCTGAAACTAATTATTTAATTACTAATGGTTTATCCTCAATAAATAATAAAGGATTTCAAGTGCTTTTAGAGTCACAATCATTTACACTAAAAGAAAAAGCATCTTATCCTTGGCCTGGTCTTACTTCTATTGACATTGCTTTTTATATCGCTCCACTTATTAACGCTATAACTCGTGTTGGTTCTCGTATAGAAAAAGAAGCAATGTTTTATTGTTTCATTGAACCTGATAGGCCAATGCAAAGCACAAAACGTGGAGCAAAGCAAGGAGAAATAGAAACTGCCGCAGAACAAACCGCCCGAGTAGGTAAAAATGCAAAAGCAAGGCAAGATAAACTAAAAGAAAAGGCAGTAGACTTAGTTGATTTTAAAATTCAAAAAAATGGTTTATTAGATAATAATATTATTTTAGTTGAACTTGAATCATCCGATGATATTCCACAAGAATTAACCGGTCTTGTCGCAATGGCAGCCGTATCTAAATACCACAAACCATGTATGATAGGTCGCCGCAATAGTAAGAATGAAATTCAAGGTAGTATTAGAAGTGATAATAATTTTGCTGGATTACCAAGTTTTAAAAAGTTTTTAGAAGATAGTGCATTAGTAACTTATGTTGCGGGACATGATGGCGCAGCAGGATTTGGTATCAATGGTAATAAAATTGATGATTTATTTAAATACGCAAATACAAAACTAAATGCAGAGGATTTTGAAAATTGTTATCTTGTAGATTATATATTAGATGCTAAACAAAATATTAGTCCATTATTATATAGTTTAGCTGAACATCCAGAATATTTTGGCAATCATATTGAAGAAATTAGGTTTGTAATCAAAAATATCTCCTTAGCTAATATTATGGCGATGGGAGCAAATAAAGATAGTATGAAGATTTCTTATAATGGTATAGATTATATTCGCTTCAAAGATATAAATTTTGTAGAAGAAGTAATGACTAATAGAACAAAAACATTAACTATTTACGGACGAGCAAACTTAAATACTTTTGCTGGCCGCACATCAGTTCAAGTATTCTGCGATGATTATGATTTTGAAAAGGATTTGAGTAAATATGAATTCTAAAATTTTAGACTGTGAAGAATGTAAATATGAAGATAACTGCCCTGTACAGTGGCACGAACATAATGCTGCTTGCTTAACAATTCAAAAAGAAAAGGATATAGATGAATATGAAGAACAAGTTAATTAGACTTTATACTTGACAAAATATTAAAAATATGTTACAATAATTATAGAATAGGAGAGTGATATAATGTATAGTTTACATAATCATACTTGTGCTAGTAATGCAAGACTCGTAGATTCTATAAATATTATTGAAGATTTAATTCAATATGCGTTTGATATTAGATTAGAAGGTATAGCATTAACAGAACATGAAACAGTTAATAGTCATATCAAAGCAATTAAATATGTAGATAAAAAACGTAAAGAAGATGAAAGATGGAATAATTTTAAACTTATTCTTGGTAATGAAATTTATCTTTGTCGTAATGGATTAAATTCCGAAAATTACGATAGTAAAAAAGATAGTTTTTATCATTTCATTCTTCTTGCTCTTGACGAAGAAGGCCATAAACAAATTAGACAATTATCTACCAGAGCATACGGGCAAAGTTTTATGAAAAGTAAAATGCGCCGTGTGCCAACCTATTATAGTGATTTAGAAGAAATTATCGGAAGTAATCCAGGTCATGTGGTAGGTAGTACAGCTTGTATCGGCGGATATTTTGGAAAGTCAATGTTAAAAAATAGTAAGCTTGAAAGAATTATGCCACAAGCATTTGAAGAAGAAATTAATAAATTAGAACAATGGTGTAAATATCTACAAAGTATTTTTGGAGAAGGTAATTTCTTTTTTGAACTTCAACCTTCTGATAATCAGGAACAAATTTATGTAAATCAATGGTTAATAAACTTTTCAGAAAAATTAGGCATTCCCGCGATTATCACAACAGATAGCCATTATTTAACAAAAGAAGATAGAGGCTTGCATAAAGCATATCTAAATTCAAAAGATGGCGACCGCGAGGTAGATGAGTTTTACGCGACTACATATATGATGCGGCCAGAAGAAATTCATTCTTATATGGACAAATATAATAGCGCTGATTTAGTTGAAATGTTTATGAATAACACTAAACTAATCGGTGAAAGAGTAAAACAATATGATTTAAGAAAACCATTTAAACTTCCTTATCTTCCTTCCACAGCAGATATTAAAAAGGCAAATGAAAGTTATATTGTAACTAATAAACTTGCACCAATATGGTGTAAATTTTTAGTATCAGAAGAACCCGCGGATAGAGTATTCATTAGAAGAATTATTGATAAATGTGAAACAAATCCAAGTTATTATTGGACAGAAGAGCGTATTAAACGAATGAATACAGAACTTGAAGTAGTATGGAACGCATCAGAAAAACAAAATTTAAAATGGTCTAAGTATTTCTTACAGGTTGCGGATTATATTAAAATTGCCTGGGATGAAGGTGATACATTAGTCGGACCAGGACGTGGTTCTGGTGTAGGTTTTTACCTCAATTATCTATTAGATATTATTCAAATTGACCCAATGGTTGAGAAGGTTCCTCTTTTCTATTGGCGTTTCTTAAATCCTGAGCGCGCGAGTATTCTTGATATTGATAGTGACGTTCAAAGTAATCGTCGTAATAAAGTAATTGAAGCTCTTCAAAATCATTATGGTGAACTTCGTGTAGTTCGTGTTGGTACAGAAAGAACAGAAGCATCAAAATCAGCAATTTTAACTGCGGCACGCGGTTTAAATATAGATGTAGATACAGCACAGGCTATCGCAGGATTAATTGAAAGTGATAGAGGTATTCAACGTTCTTTAAAAGTTACATATTATGGTGATGAAGAAAACGATATTCCTCCAAATAAAACTTTCCAAGAAGAAATGCGGAAACATCCAGACTTATGGGCAGTAGCACAGAAAATTGAAGGACTTCAATGTGGTTGTGGTTGTCACGCTGGTGGCGTTGTTATTGTTGATGAAGATATTACAGAAACTAACTCATTAATCAAGCTAAATAGCGGTGAATGGGTAACTGCATGGGACTTACATGAAAGTGAAGAAGTAAGTAATGTAAAAATTGACTTATTGGCTACATTAAATCTAACTCGTATGAGAACTTGTTTAGATTTATTAGTTCAATATGGATATATAGAAAGTAAGCCAACTTTGCGAGAAACATATGAAGCCGCAATTGGTGTATATAAACTAAATCGTAATAATCCTGAAATGTGGGATAGATTGGCAAAAAATGAAATTTTGAGCGTATTCCAGTTTGATACACCACAAGGTATTCAAGGCATTTCATTAGCAAAACCAACTTCTGTCGAAGAAATGGCAGCATTAAATTCAATTATGCGTCTAATGGCTAGTGAAAAAGGCGCAGAACAACCCCTTGAAAAATATGCACGATTTAAAAATAATCCTTCTCTATGGGATAGAGAAATGGATAAATATAATTTAACAGAAGAACAAAAGAATATTCTTCATAGTTATCTGGATTATGAGTATGGTATTTGTGCTTCACAGGAAGATATTATGTCCATGATTCAAAATCCTCGACTTGGTGGTTGGAGCTTAAAAGATAGCGATATGTTAAGAAAGTCAATCGCGAAAAAGGACCCAGCTCTTTATGAAGAATTATCTAAAAAATATTATGATACAGTAAAAGAAAAGAATTTAGATATAAATTTGTGTGATTATTTCTGGCATGTTCTTGTCAATACACAACGCGGTTATTCATTCAACTTATCTCATACATTAGCATATAGTCTTGTTGGTTTGCAGAATATGAATTTAGCTTGTAATTATCCAACAATATTTTGGAATACAGCAAACTTGATTGTTGATAGTGCTGGTATAGATGAAGAAGAAGATGCCGCAGATATTGACCAAGACGAAGCGGCGGAAAATAATGGTATAGTTGAAGAAGAAGATGATGATGACGAAGATGAAAATGAGGATGAAGAGGAAGTAAAAACTAAGGAAAAGGTGAAGAGAGCAAAGAAAACTGTATCTTATGGTAAAATTGCTCGTGCCATTGGACGTTTCCGTTCTTATGGAATTAATATTCTTCCTCCAAACGTAAATACATCTAGTTTTACATTCACTCCAAATGTAGAACAGAATAGTATTACATATGGTCTTCGCGGCATTACTCGTGTTTCAAACGATATTATTAAATTGATAATGAAGAATCGTCCATATTCATCATTTAATGATTTTATGGAAAAAAATCATACAACAAAACTTCCAACAGTAAATCTTATTAAGTCTGGCGCCTTTGATGAAATTGAAGGTATTCCGCGCGAAGATATAATGAAAAATTATCTTAATAGTATTGCAGATAAAAAACAAAGATTAACTTTGCAGAATATGCAAATGTTAATTAACAAAGAGTTAATTCCAGAAGAAATGAATTTCTATGCAAAATTATTCTTGTTTAATAAGTTTTTAAAATCTTATAAAACAGGATTAGATTATGAATTAACTAATGCAGCAGTAGATTTTATTTCTACAAATTTCGACGCAGACTTAATAGATAATGGCAATCTTATCTCTCAAAAGAAATGGGATAATGTATATAAAAAAGCAATGGAACCAATGCGCCTATATTTAAAATCACATACAACAGAAATGTTAAATGCATTAAATGAATCATTGTACAATGATGTTGCTGGTAAATATGGGCAAGGTTCAATTTCAAAATGGGAAATGGAAAGTATTTCTTTCTATTATCACGACCACGAGTTAGAAAGTGTCAGAAAATCATATGATGATTTCTTTTCACTCCCTGAAGAACCAGAAATTGATTATAGTTTTATAGGTAGTAATGGACAAGAAGTAAAAGTATTTAAGTTAAGAAGAATTGTTGGAACTGTAATTGATAAGAATAAGTTAAAGAATACAATTTCATTATTAACACCGACTGGTGTTGTTCAAGTTAAAATTTATAAAAATCAATATTCATTATATGATAAGCAAATTTCACAAAAGGGCGAGGATGGTAAGAAGCATGTTTTAGAAAAAAGTTGGTTCTCTCGCGGCACAATGCTTATGATTCAAGGTATTCGTCGCGGCGATAACTTCATCCCAAAGAAACGCAAAGATTCTGTATTTCCAGTAATCTCTAAAATAACAAATATTGAAGATGAGCATTTAGATTTCCAATATGAACGTGTGGAGGTAGAAGAATAATGATTGGTTTAGTAGATTATGATTTTTATTCTTCTACTTCTACCACTTCCCTTATCCCTAACATTGAAATTATGAAATTAGCTACTTATTATAGAAATGAAAAAAATACCTTTTGTCGTTTAATAGATTTAGATGAAACTGAATTAACTTGTTATGATAAAATATATTTTTTTAGTGAAAGTGAGAAATAGATTAAAATACCACCGGCCTTCTTAAAGGTAAATAATATAATCTTTGGAGGAACAAATTTTACTAATAAATATATTCCTTTTGAAGAAGAACTCATTGATTATACTATTCCACGGCCTGCCATTTACAAGGAGATATTGAAAAGAAAATATCAAGACGGTGTAAAATCTCAAATCATTTCTCACACATTAGATGATAGCTATTATAGGATGGTAGCTGGAAAGAATAAACTTCCAATTCCACCAGTGCGGCCAAAGAAAAGATTTTTTATATTTGATAAAGATTTTTTTAATCCTTACTGGGAAGATATTATTGATAATATAATAGAACGTAATCCTGCTTCTATTGTAACTATTCATCCCATTATTTGTAATACGCTAACACAATATTTCGGTATTAGAAATAAAGCTAAAGTTAGTCGTCAAAATGAACTTATTTTAGATTTAAATATCCCATTATCAGAAGTTTATTATATGTTAAAGCATTATAAAAATAAATTTTTAGCTGACGTTATGACTTCTTCTAATGTATATCTTACATTAGGAGGAGATTTTCGTTATTCAATACAATATTTTGAAAATTTTATTTATAAATTAAATTTATTATATTCTTTTTGGAGTTGTGATATTCCAATTAAAATAAAATACTTACAACCAAAATTAGGTTTTATAGACCCGTTACCAAATATTTCAAGATTAGTAGAAACTTGGTCTTGTGGGGCCACGAAAAAAACTAAATCTCTTGCTGAACGCACACTTATTTGTGCTAGCGGCAGACCTACTCCCGCGAGAAAAGAAAGAGATTTAATACTAGAAAAATACCCTAATGTAAAAGATTTATTTAATCAAACATATACCACATTATCAAATAGGGGGTTTTGGAGAGTATGACAATAGAACAAATCATTTCTTATCATGAGCTATTGGAAAATGAATTAAAACAAGCTCTATCTACAATGGAAAAATCAGATAAGATAAAATAGATAAAAGAAAAAATAGATGAAAATCAAAAGGCTTGTCCGCATCAATCAGATAAATTTAATTGGGAACCTAAAAATGGTCATTGTCCCTATTGCGGAAAGCAATTAGGAGAGTGATAGTTATGAAATTACAAATTAGAAAACGCACTGGTGAGTTAGTACCTTTTGATAAAAGTAAAATTGAAAGTGCTATAAATAAAGCATATAAAGATATATATAATGATGAATATAATTTATCTTATGGTGAAAAAGTGGCTCAAACAATAGCAGATGAAATTCAAGAAGTTGCTAATGAATATGATGAGCCACTTGGGGTAGAAGATATTCAAGAATTAGTAGAAGATTATTTAACCGACTATGACCATATTGTTGGTAAAGCATATGTAAAATATAGATATAAACGAGGTGTAATGCGTTCCTGCTCCACTGAATTTATCAGAGCAATTAGTGAAAAATTAAGTGCTTCAAATGTAGTAAATCAAAATGCTAATGTTGATGAACATTCATTTGGTGGTCGCTTAGGTGAGGCTTCTGGCGTTCTTACTAAACAATATGCTTTAGATTTTTTACTTTCTCCAATGGCGCGTAATAATCATCTAAATAATAAAATATATATTCACGATTTAGACCATTATGCTCTTGGCGACCATAATTGTTTATCAATTCCGTTTGATGATTTACTAGCTAATGGATTTAATACTCGTCAAACAGATGTGCGGCCAGCTAACAGTATAAATACTGCTTTCCAACTTGTTGCTGTTATTTTCCAATTACAATCACTAATGCAATTTGGTGGTGTTGCCGCGACGCATTTAGATTGGACTATGGTACCTTATGTGAGGAAAAGTTTTTATAAACATTTACAAGAAGTTTGTAAAATTATATAGAATACTGATAGAGGTTGGTGGAATATAAAATTATTACATGAAAAAACTCTTCCTGAAATATTTGAAATACAAACTAAAGAGAAAAAACCAGAAGATATTAGCATAGATGATTTAGATATATATGGATGTTTTCCTTCTTCTATATATGATAGTGCTATGGAAATGACTAAACGTGAATTAAAACAAGCAGTTGAAGGTATGTATCACAATCTTAATACTTTACAAAGTCGTAGTGGTAATCAATTACCTTTCACTTCTATTAATTATGGAACTTGTACTTTACCTGAAGGTCGTATGGTAATTAAAGCCTTACTTGAAGGTTCAATTAAAGGAGTAGGTAAATTCCATAAAACACCTATTTTCCCCTGTGGTATTTTCCAATGTATGAAAGGTGTAAATAGAGAACCTGGCGATCCAAATTATGATATGTTCCGTCTTGCTCTTGAATCAACTGCCCGTAGAATTTATCCTAATTATGCTAATGTAGATTGGACTAACGCGGCTGGATATGATGTAAATGACCCACGCACTTATTTCTCTACAATGGGTTGTAGAACAGCGAACCTTTCTGATATAAATGCAGAACCTGGCGTCAATCCTCAAATGAAGGATGGCCGCGGGAACATTTGCCCAGTAACTATTATAATGCCTACTCTTGCTATGGAAGCAAAAGAAGCATATCAAAAAGTAAATATTAATTTTAATAAAGAAAAACTAACAGAGGCTGATAGTTGTGTTTTAGGTACTCGTTCAGTTGAAGATGCTTTCTTAAACTTACTTGATAAAAAAATCCACGAAGCCAAAGATATGCTTTTAGAACGCTTTGATTGGATTTGTAGTCAAGATGCTTCTGCCGCAAAGTTCATGTATGAAAATCATACAATGCTTGGCTATCATCCAGAAGAAGGCATCCGTTCAGCATTAAAACATGGAACATTGGTAATTGGTCAATTAGGATTAGCTGAGACATTACAAATTCTAATTGGTTGTGACCATACAACAGAAAAAGGTATGGAATTAGCTAAACGAATTGAACAATTATTTAAGGATAGATGTGCTGAATTTAAGAAAGAATATAGTCTAAACTTTGGTGTATATTATACTCCCGCCGAAAATCTTTGTTATACTGCTATGAAGAAATTTAAAGCAAAATATGGTGAAATTCCAAATGTATCTGACCGTGAATATTTTACAAATAGTATGCATGTTCCAGTATGGCATGAAATTTCAGTATTTGATAAAATTGATATTGAAAGTCAATTAACGGGATATTCTAGTGCTGGATGTATTACTTATGTTGAAGTTCCTTCTGGTGTAAAGAATAATATAGATGCTCTTGAAACTATTGTAAATTATGCTATGGATCATGACATTCCATATTTTGCATTAAATATTCCCCTTGATAGTTGTAATGATTGTGGCTATGAAGATGAAATTGGTGAAAAGTGTCCTCAATGTGGTAGTACCAATATTTCCAGACTACGCCGCGTTACTGGATACCTAACTGGTTCATATAAAGATGCATTTAATTGGGGCAAACAAAAAGAAACAGAACAAAGAGTTCAACATATACATTAATGAGTAAAATTGCTGGTATTTATTGGGATGATACCGCGGCTGCGCCCGGTATCTCCCTATCGGTTTATTTTTCTGGATGCCACTTCCATTGCCCCGGTTGTTAGAATCCAGAAGCATGGGATTTTAATTATGGTGAAGATTTTACATCAGATAAAATACGAGAAATTCTTAATAAATTATGCAAAAATGGCGTTGAAAGACGATTAAGTATTCTTGGCGGCGAACCATTGTGTGAAGAAAACTTATATGATGTAAATCTATTAATTACCGCTATAAATTTTATTTATCCAGATACTATAATTTATCTTTGGACTGGATATACTTATGAAGAACTTTTAGAGAGAGAAAAAAATGAACCTCTTTTAGGAAGTATTTTAGAACAAGTAGATACTTTAATTGATGGTCGTTATGAGCAAGATAAGCGTGATACAACACTTCCTCTACGTGGTTCATCAAATCAACGAATTATAAATTTAGGAGCTATGAGAAATGCTAAATAAGTTTTTAAAATCAATTATTGCAGGACTTGCTATTGGGCTAGGTGGTTGGGCGTATCTCATGGCTCCTAGCCCAATTGTTGGAGCAGTATTATTTTCTTGTGGATTATTAACTGTAAGAATTTATGGATTACACCTATTCACTGGTAAAATCCAATATATGATTACAAATGAAAATCCTTGGTATTATTATCCGCTCATTCTACTCGGCAACTTTATTGGTGCTGCACTTATAGCAGCAATATCTTATAGCCAAATACACGATGCAGCCGCGGCAATCGCTATGATAAAAAGTACCCAACCATTTCTTACTGCTTTTATAAAGGGTGTTGGTTGCGGTATGCTGATGTCTTTTGCTACAAATAAAGATACTCCTCTCTGGGCCACAGTATTAGGAGTTGCTACTTTTATCCTTGCTGGTATGAATCACTGTATAGCAGATTTTTATTATATGTCTGCCGGCCTTACTTTTACTTATACTCTACTTGCTACTATTATTGGTAATATCTTTGGTGGAATAATTTTTAGTTCACAGAAATTAAAGTAAATATTTGACTTTTTATAAAAGTTATGTTATAATAGAGTATAAAGAAAGGAGAAAAATCAGGATGTGATAAAATGGGTGGTTGGGTAGTTTCTATAATATTAGTAATAATTATTGTTTATTTATTCCTAAAATATAAGGAAAAACAAGCCTTAGATGTTAGTGAAAGAAATAAATTAGATACAGAAGTTGCTTTATTAATACAATAGCGTAATAATTTAGCAGAAGATATAAATGAATTATAGTCTTTATCCGACCAAGCAATTGAAAGATATAATAATTCTGTAAGAGATAGAACAGAAGAATTAGAAAATTATTTCAATTAGCAAAAAGTACGACGGTAGCTTATTTTAGATGATGATTTTGCTTAGTAGGAAGAATAGCGAAAAGAAGCATTAGACCTACGAATACAGAACTTTACTAATTAGGCACAAGAACGAATAAACGCAGCGGAAGCCAATGCGAAAGAAATAATTGAATAGTGGAAAAAAACATAGGCTGACATTACAGAAGAAACAAGTAGATAGTTAAAACGCTATGAAGGTTTATTAGAACCTATTTAGCAATATGAAAAAGATAAACAAGAGCGTTTATTTTATACTATACAAGTACCTGATGAATATAAAGAAGATATTAATTTCTTAGTAACCACTGTTTCATAGAAAGTACAACATCCTGATATTATCAATAAACTTGTCTGGTCGGAATACGTAAAACCTTATATTGATGAAACATTCAAACGGGCAAATATAAAAGACGAACCTGGTATTTATAAAATAACAAATTTAGAAAGTGGTAAAAGTTATATTGGTAAAAGTACCAATATAAAGAAGCGTATAGCAGATCATTTCAAATCAAGTATTGGAATAAAAACAATAGCCGACCAAGCTGTGCACCATGAAATCTGGAAATCAGGATTTTGGAACTGGACTATTGAGCCAATTATTTATTGCGATAAAGACGAATTAAACGATTTAGAAAAATATTATATAGAGTTTTTTAAGACACAAGAATTTGGATATAATAAAAATTCGGGCGGTGGTGGCTGATGGAAGAAAAAGATAAAGATGAATTTGATCATATTGTAAAAATATTGGAGTGTATTTTATGAGTGAAATAAATGAAGTAAAAGAACCAACTACTGAAACAAATGAAAAACCTGATTTAATTGCGCGATTTGCAAAAGCAAATGGTATCTCAATTGAAGAAGCAACTAATCTTATTGGCGCAGAAACCGATGATTAGATATTAGAAAATATCAAAAAATTCACGATAGAAAAAATAAATAAAAATATACCGCCACTTAATAGGGCACAGCGTAGAGCACTTGCTAAGAAAACTAAAAATAAAGGTCTTAACAAATTAGCTCAAGATAATATTGCAGAAACTACTAAAAGATTAAATTATATTGATTTAATTCAAAAATTAAGAAAACTAAATGAAGAAAAGGAGAATGAGAACTATGTTGATGAAGAATACGGAAGTACATAGAGTGAATAATGAAGAAGAAGCCGTTCAAATGATTGAACGATATAAAAATGACCAGATTGCAGAAGGTTATACTTTAACAAAATCTGGCTATGTATTAAAAAATAAGAAATCTAAGGGCGAAATTATTGATAGTTGGGCTGTTGTAACTCTTGAAAAGACTTTTAATGAGTGAGGTAATAAAAATGTCTGAATTAGAAAAGTTTAATGATTTAATTGAAAATAATGAAGATTTAAAACCTTTTATGGATATGATTACTTATATCATGGAAATTCCAGATGATAGTTTAACAGATACCGTTGTTGAGAGTATTATCGGCGCGATTGATGGTTCACTCACAACTGCTATTAAAGAAAATATTATTCAAGAAGCAATAAAGAGTTATGATACACAAGGATATACATTTAATAATGTACAAAATCAACTTAATGAAGCAAAAAATAGCCTAGAAGAATTAATTGAAGAATTAAAGCCTTCTAATAAGAAGCGTCAATTATTAAATGGTGTATTTAATAACTTCTATAGTATTTTTGATGAAGTTCTTGAACGTTATAATAAATATGATATTAAACTTTCTGTATTTTTAGAAGAAGGTACGCAACTTCCAACTTACGCTCACGAGTCTGATGCCGCGGCTGATCTATATGCGGCTGATACAGTAGTTGTCCCAGCACATTCTATTGGAAATATGATTCGCACAGGCGTACATATTGCTCTACCAGAAAGATGGGTAGCATATATTGTTCCTCGTTCAAGCATCGGAGCAAAAACTCCATTACGTTTAAGCAACAGTGTTGGCGTTATTGATTCTGGATATCGCGGACCACTTGGTGTTTTATATGATAACATTTCTGATTCTGATTATACCATTAACGCGGGTGACCGCATCGCTCAACTAATTGTAATGCCAAGTTATCACTTCAAAGCTGTTCCTGTTGATACCCTAGATGAAACTGAACGCGGTGAAGGTGGCTTTGGTAGTTCAGGTAAGTAATGACAATTAATATTTATAGTGTTGCTAATCATTTAACCGAAGAGGGCTGGAAATTGATTAGTAATACATATAAAAATCTAAATACAGAATTAGAAATGGAATGTCCTGCCGGTCATCGTCAATTTCAAACATATGGTAATTGGCGTAAACATCCACAATGTGATAAATGTATGGCAGGCGACCCATTTAAAATCAAAAAAAATAAAGTGCCAATCAAAAAGATTGACACATAGAGAGTTCTAGCACTTGATGCCGCTACAGGCATCACGGGCTATTCAATATATGATAACCGCGTATTGGTTAGCTATGGAACCTTTAAAGTAGATGCTTCTTTACCCACTGATGAACGCATTAATAGCGTAAAAAAATGGCTTCAAGCCGCGTTAAAAGAATGGGAACCAGATTTTGTAGGATTAGAAAATATACAACTACAAAAATTTGGGCCTAGCGCATCATAGATGTAGGTAAAAACATTTTAGGTACTTGCTAATTTACAAGGAGTTTTAATTGATACTATATTTGAAGCTAGCATTGACCATGATTTAGTGTATGCATCTGAATGGCGTAAATATTGTGGAATAAATGAAGGCGACCAGCATAGAGAAAATAAGAAAAAGTTGGCACAAGATAAAGTAAAAATTTGGTATAATTAGACTTGTACCTAGGATGAAGCAGATGCAATTTGTATTGGGAAATATTTTTCCCACCTATTAAAAAATAATAAATCAACTTGGGGAGAAGATATAGAATGATTAATGTACAATTAAAAGATATTATTGAAAGCACTGATGTGCTAAGAAAACTTGCTGGCAAATCTCTTCGTGGCAAAACCGCTTTCCAAATTTCTAAGCTACTAAAGAGACTTGAAGATGAACTTACTTTCTTCAATACAACTCGTGTAGAAATCATTAAGAAGTATAGCGAAACCGATGAAAATGGTGAACTTGTACAAGATGAAAATGGTAATGTTAAACTAAAGGAAGATAAACTTAATGAGTTTAACACCGAAATTACTGAATTACTTAATACTGAGGTTGAAATTAATTGTGAAAAGATTAGTTTAGCCGCGATTGAAGATTTAGACTTTACTCCTACCGAAATGACCCTCCTAATGCCTCTTATCGAAGAATAAAAAAAGAGCCCCTCTGAAAAGAGGGGCTTTATTTTTTTTACCAATTTGGCCATCCTTGATCATAATCATCAGGACGTGGCAAAGAAGTTTGTGTATTTGGATAATAATATGTAGTACAAGGCACACGAGAAGTTGTAGCATCAGTAGTACAAGTTAAAGTTAAATTACTAATACGAATAGTTTCACCAGAATCGGCCTAAATATTAGCAGTAATCACGTGATTTGCTTGACATATATTAATAGTTGAATTAATTATATTTGCTTCAAAATGAGCAGATGTACCGCTACTAATAGGATATACATATATAGCTCCATCATTTTGATTTTGCATCTAAAAAATTAACGCATTAGCTCCACTAGTTGTATCCTATATAGTTCCTGTAAAGAAAACAAAATTTCCAGTTGTAGCATAACTAAAAACTGCATCAAATTCTAGAATATAATTATAAGTAGAAGTACCAAATTCATTTTGCCCCCCATCATACTAATGCAAAGTCATTGTACCAGTATTAGCATAAATTGCATTAGTAGTGGTAGGGGTATAAATAATTTCTGCATTATAATATGGTTTAATTAAAATCCAATCTGTCTTAGCGCGCATCGCATATTCAACCCATTCCTACTTCTAATTCCAATTTGGGTTACTACTATTATAACTACTCATTATAACAATATTATCATGGCTCCAAATATCTTTCCATTCTCCATTTAAATCACTCATCTAAATTTTACTACCTTTTACCTATACACCAGTAGAACTCATATGAATAAATGTATTAGTATCTACCTCAAAATTAATTCCAGTTTTATCAATTACTACAGCTGCGGTATTAGCATTTTTAGTAATTATAATGCCGCCTCCATTTGTATTATTTGCTCCAATTAATAAACTATCTGTAGAAGTCAAAGCTACGGTATATGTATTACCGTTCCAATTATAATTAGAAGAAATGCCATTAATAGAAAAAGAATTACCTGTAACATTAGTTACAGCAGTGTCAAAATCACTAATATCCGCGGCGGATAAAGCATGGCCATCATTTCCTAGCTTAAATGAAGTAGCAACAATATCACCAGAAACTATTGCATTCATAGCTCTTAACTGTCCAGTTTTAGTTACACTAAAAGGAGCATAAGTTACTACATTATTTGTTGTAACTTCCGCATCTGCCGCTCCTGCCCAAATCGCATAATTATTAGTAGAATCTGAATTTAGCGCAACATAAGTATTGGTTGAACCAGAATTTAATTGATTGGTATTAATCTGCCAACCACCAATATTACCTGCCGCAGCAGTAATAGTACCAGTTAATATTAAATTTCCTGTATCTGGGTCAGCATAAAATACCTCCGTGCCTTCATCATTTTTTAAAATTAATCCATCCCAGCTAATAGAAACTCTATCTGTATCTACAGCAACTGTTTCATTCTAATTCTCATCTAATGTAGTAATATATTTATGTAAAAATAATCCATCTTCACATAATTTTACATAATTATTTTTATCTACATTATCGTCTAAAGTAGAAGCATTTGTCTAAATGTTATCTTTATAAGCAAATAATCCATCTCCGTTCCACTGGAAACGTATTCTGTCACCGGAAAAGATTTTTATTAAATTAGTATCTAACTAACCAGTAGTAATTAGGTCAGCATTAATACCAGAAGGAACAATACCAGTATTCCACAACCACTTACCATTAGCATCCTATTCTGTTGCAGTAAATATGCCTCCACCACGCATAGCCACTACACCACTATCACTAGTTGCCCAAATACCATTTTCATTATCAATAGTTAAAGAGCCATTATTAAAAGCATAATCTAAATCTACTCTATATAATGAATCTTTAATAACATCTGGAGCAATTGTGCCTGATGTAGAAAAAGCTTTTGCAGCCGCGCTTATAGTTGCTTCATTTTTCTTCATCTACTCAGTTTGTGCAACAATAGTTGAAAATAAATCTTCAAATTTAGTTTTATAATTTTTAATTTCAATACTATCATTATCTGGCTAATCTAGGTCTAAATCTACTTTAGATATATAACCCAAAACATTTTCAAACTTTAAATCTACATCATTAATATGAACAATAGTATTTAATTTATTATATAGTGTTTCTATTAATTCTTCATTAAATATATTTGGCGTTACTGTATATGATACTTTTGGGAAAGCATTTTCTTTTAATACTTGCTACGCATCTAAATAAATTGCTATATCTTCTGTTGATAAAGCATATTTGACATTTAAAATTTTATAAGAGCCATCGTAACCATTAGATAAAAGTGTCTCAGGCTGTAAAGTAATAAAATAAGCTAAATTTTCATTGTCATTATGAATATTAAATAATGAAATATAATCTTTCGCGGTTTCTAATAAAACATTATTATATGATAAAAATAAACTACTAGAATCATTTTTCATTTTAGCGGATTTTATTTTTATACGTGGATATACTAGTATACCATCACTATTTTTTTCAATATCACTTGCTGTACAGCTCCAAGAATTATCAATAACTATTTTATCATTTGCATTTAAAGTAGTCGTACCTAAAATAAATGAATTAGTAGCAAACGCATTCTGGCCCAATTCAATTGTTTCTAACCCAGTTAATAATAAAATTGGCGTAGCTACATTATTTATCATTTTAAATGCTAATTGACATCCTGACTTTAAAGCTAAAATATCTACAAAAGTATTTAACTCTCCTAAATCAGTTACATTTAAAGGATTAGAAAAATTAATAGTCGTACCATTTCTATTAAAAATTAAACTTAAACCCTAGTTAAAGAAATCTGAAATAGAGTGCCCATTAGAAAAAAATTTACTAGATAATATAAGATAAGGATAATTAATTTGTTCTTCCAAGATAGAATAGGTATAATATCCTAATTGTTCTTCTCTTAAAGGAATAGTATCCCAAATAAAATCTATCTAATCCCCAGAAACGCCAGTATTAATATTACTACTAGTAAAAGTTATAGAATGTTTTTCTTCGTAATTATTAGTATAATCATCTGCTTGCCAATAACCTTCTCTTAGCGCGGGCCCCATCATTTCTTCAAATTCTTTGATTAACTATTGTTTTTCTAATAATTTATTATCATATAATTCTTTAGCTTCTTCTAATTTATTTTCAATATCTGTAATCTATTCATTTAAATTATTTAAATTACTTTCATCTTGTAATTTTTTCTTGCCCCACAATATCTTAATATTGTCATACTAAGTTGCAGGACGGTAAGAAAAAGTTAAATAGACTACACCACCGCTACTAGAATTAATATTAATTATCTTTTCCAAATTGCCTGCTTCATCATAAACAAAGGTTGCAGTATCTAATGCAATTTCATTATTTAAAATATTATTTCTAGTATCATAGGTTTTATATATTTTGATGCTACCTTTCATAACACCAAGTTCGCGGATTCTTATAGAATATAAATTATTTTCAGAAAATAAAACACCCTAAACGGGATTAGTATTATCTCTTATGATAATACTAGTTCCATCTGTTAAAGCGTTTAATAAATCTTCTGCTGATTTTTCCTATTCCTAATCTAAAGGAATAGCATTCTCTAAAATTGTTCTATCCGCGTATAATTCAGGAAGCTAACCTGATAAATTAATAATCTCATCAACTAATAGAATTATTAAATTATTTATTGTAGCAATATTATTTTCAAATTCTTTTATACCCTAATATTGCTCTTCTGAAATAATACCTTTTAAATACATATAATCAAAATTTAATAAATAATCTTCTCTTGTTTTATTTGCATCAACATCTATAATAGAAATCTATCCAGATGGAGAATTTTCACTATCTACACTTTTAATAAACAATTTTGTTGTCAATTCAGTGCCATCCATTTCTCTTGTGATCGCGCTGGTATCATAGGGATAAGTAATATCTATAACACCATTTTGTTCAGCTATAAAATTATTATAAAATACAATTATTCTGCCAATTATGTGATAAGTATCATCATATAAATAATCATAGCGGCAAAACACTCCAAATTTTTCTGCCAATTCCTAAGTAAGATTATAAATATTACTTTCTGTCAAATCCACCATTCTAGCTTTTTCACGAAATGCTTCTACAGCACCTGGTACTAATTCATTATTAGAAAGGCTCCAAGAAGAGACATACTCTTCTTCATAAATTTTAGAAGAATCACGCTAGTCTGCGTATGAAAAAGAACTCCAATCCATACTAATTTCATAGTACCATTTATTTTTAATTAATTTTCCTTCTGGTCGCGCAGTTAAAAATTTATTTAACCAATACTAAATATTAGCAATTGGTTCTTCTTCATTATTATTAGATTCTGCCCATTCTGCATAATCATTTTCAAAATCTTCTTGCTATAAAGAAATTTTATAACCTACTTTCCCCAATTCATGAAAGGCAAGTCCTTCACAAGAAACTTCACACATTAATTCACCATTTTTATGTTTTTCAGTAACTTTTGTAATAAGAAATTCAAATACTCTTTCGTTTATTTTTTTCTTATTAAAAATTACTTTAATTTTACGCATATTAATAGCTAAATTACCATTAATCGCATTATACCAGATAGGATTTTCTTTTCTCTCAGCGCCTTCATTTATATACATAGGAATAGTAAAAGAAAAGTCTTGTGTTCCATCTGTATTTAAAGACATTTTAGGATTCTAAATTTGTCCTTTGTTTTCTAAATTGAACCACTTTAGGACAGTTATAAAACTATCCTAAAGTGTCCAAATAGAAACTTCATAATGACGCTTTAATCTCACAATCATTATAGTTCCTCCTCCTTTTTACTCATTATAGATACATATTCTAATATTTAATATATACATTTTTAAGTCCATTTTCTACATTATGCTAAATGACATAAGAATGTAATCTTGTAGTTTTATTAGTATTTTCCCACGCAATAATATGTCCATCATCGGTAGGCTAATTCTAATCTTCTATAATTAAGTAATTAGAACGTATCATATCTCCAACATCTTCTTCAATTTCAACTATACTTCCCCAACTAGACCAAGCATTTGCCGCGGGAACAGTTGTCCCAGGAATACGATATTGAATAGAAGCAGTTGCCTAACCCGTTTTACTATTAATAATAAAGGAAGAGCTTAATAAATTTTCTGACTATATATCAGTAATAAAATATTTCATACGATTTATAGCAAGATCAATATCGCCATTTTGTACTTTTATACTATCAAAACTATCTATTACTTTATTCGCCCATGCACGCGCGGCCGCATGATTAACCTAATCACGAACATATTTTCTTATATCTGTCCAAGCATCATTTACTTTCATTTCTTTAAAGATTTGAATTACTTGATTATATCCAGTATAAATACCTGGAGTAGTAAATTGTAATTCTTTTTTAGTAAGGCTTTCAAAAGAAAATACATTATATGGAGTATTGAGTGAAGTATAACTATTTTTTGGATTTGAAATATATCCATTTTCATTAATAATAGGAGTTAATACAAATTCAATTGTTGGTTTTGCAGGCGCATTACCAGCATAATAAAAATACTAATTAGTATTCGCGGCAAAACTCTCTATACCAGTACTTGTACTCATAACAGTACCAGCGATTAAAGCACCAAGCCACTCTCCATTATCCTACCAGGCAATTCTAGCATTATCTGATAATTCACTTATTTCTTCAACTTCAACTTCTTCATTAATAATAGTTTCAGTATAATTTTCTAATTTTGCAGTTTGTGCTCCATTAGTTAAATTAGCATTTGCATAATTATTATCGCCAAGTAACATTGAGTCTTGAATCATACTACCGATAGGGATATTATCTTCAAGCGCAATTTTTATTGCATCAGGGTCATTAAAAATATTCTTTTCTTGACCATTTGCATCTGTCCATACATCATAATATATACCATCATTCTCATTTAAATACCCAAAGATATTAATTTTTGAATACCAATAAGGTTCATCCATTGTAAATGATAATGAAATTTCACCTTTATATAATGTTGTACTAGTGATATATTCTTGCCCGGCAATTTTCTTTGTAGTTTTCTATTCAAATGGTAAAAGATGTAGTTCTGGCGCCTATTTTACACGCGCCTAAATAGCACGATTTGGATGCTCTGCTAAAATTAATTCTCGTACTTTTCCAGCGGAAAACCATTTCAAAAAACTATCTAATTCATTCTATGTAATAGCATCAGTAGCTAAATCAAAATCCAATTCATGATTAGTATAATGAGTGCCCCAATAAAAATGCCCATCCATTACTGTATAATTAGATGTTAAATCTTCAAAGCTTGAATAACCTTGTCTTTGAAGTCTATCACCAGAAATTGAAGCTAATAAATTAAAATCTTCTATATTTTTCCCGCCAAAGGAAAAACTAATAAAAGAGCGGTTCATAAAGGGGAGATAATTCTCCCCTTTATGAGTTGCTTGATATACCTAAGTATATTTTTTCTAATCTCTTCTATTTGGTGTATACTATCTTTCTTCAACTGGATTTACTTGACCATTATAATAATATCCATTACTTAAAATGATCTTTTCTTTCCCTTGAGAATTTGTATGTCTTATATCTCCATAATCCATAACTCATTTTACCTCCTTATGAAAAACTAGAAACTTTTGTTTTTCTAGCAATTTTAAGCATTTCTTCCATTGCTTGTTCGCCTGCGCGACGTGCATCATAATCATTAGCAATAGAAGCTACATTCATATTTACTGTTGCATTCTCTATTATAAGAGATTCAGAGTTGTTGGAATATGAATGATTTGTTGCAGTTTGATAATCTTGTAAGGTATCCCAGAAAGTACCTAATAGATTTAAATTACGAGAATTAAGTAAGTTATCTTTCATTAACTTAGTTGTTTCGGCATCCCAAATTGATTCAGGTCTTTGTTTTGTACCATCAACCCAAGCGGGACCAGTATAGTTAATGAGACCACCATTAGCATATTGATATTGATAAATCTTATACTAGCTTTTAATTTTTTCTATTTCTGATTTAATTTTTATTTGTTGCTATCTTTCTTTTTCATATATTGGATTAAAAGAAGAATCAATATTTTTTACATTAGCGTATTCTTCTGCTCTTTGTATAGAATTCTACAATGACTATTCAAGAGCCGCCAACTAATTAGCTAATAATTCTGTTCTTTTTGCATCTGCACTTTCCCAACTAGTAAAATCTTCTGCTAATAATTCTTCGTTTGGCCCAACAACACTATAGTAAGTATTTTTACCAGAAACAGAACCTTGCCCATTTAACTTACCTGAATTAGAGTATAAACCTTTTGCTGCGGCTGCGTCTGCTTTTGTTTTCATGTCTTTATATATATTAGATTCCATTACTGCCTAAGTCGCAGCATTGTAATCTCCAGTTTCAGCATACTTAGCATTAAAAATCTTTTTAATTGTTTCCTAATCAGCATCAGTCCAAATATCGCCAAACATATCTTCCATTTCTTTATCAAATAAATTCCAAGTTGCCGTCAAAGCATCATAAATACCTTCAATATCATCTCTAAAAGACACCCATTGTTCAGTCTTAAATATCCAATCATTCGCAGCTTCAGTAGAAGATAATGGAGATTTGGCCCATTCAGCCGCACTATTTTGCATAATGAAATCTGAAATCTACTATGGAGTACCAGCCATTACTTCATAAACTTGACCCCAAAGTAATCCATTAGCTTTTTGATATTCTAATGTTTCATTCATTAATTCAATTTGCTTATCCATCTTCTCAATCTATAAATTAGAAGCTTCTTTTACAGCATCAATTTGTTCTTGCTATTTATCAAAATACTAATCTCTAGATTGTTCTTCAATTTGCTTTTGTAAAGAAGCAATTTGCGCGGCGGAACCACCAGAACGTTGAAGTATTGCAAGCTATCTACGATTACGATTTAATTCTTCATCATTTTTATTATTATCATATAATTTTCTTTCTTTCTCTAACTAATCACTTAATCCATTAATAAAATCTTCATTAGATTTTTGTAATGCATCTTTTGTATCTTGAATTTCTTTAATTTCTTTTTCACGAGATTCTACAATAGCATTTAATACTGATTCTTCAACTTCTTTCTAATTATCTCTCATAGCTTGAATAAGTTCATTTTGCTTCTATAATTTTTCATTAACGGCATTACCCTATTCATTAATAGAATCAAATAGACTCTACATTTCTTCTTTCTCAGAATCCATTCTATCAGAGAAAGCTTTTACCATATCAAGATAATATTGAGCCTAATCTTCATAATCAGAAGCTTTAATTTCCTTACCTTCGCTATTATATTTCATATATTGAGCAAATTGAGGATTACGCTTCATAATCATTTCATATTGCTATTGAGGAGTTAATTCAAGTTGTCCATAATCATTAGTTTTAAATAACTATGCTAACCATTGATAAGAGCCAGGCTGATAATGTAATTGACCCGTAGTATCAAATGTATATAATTTACTTAATGGAGAATTATTATTTAATTGTTCGCGTCTTTGATTAAAATAATCTAGCTAAGATAAATATAAAGAAGAACTTGTAATTGTTGAATCACGTAACTAATCTAATTGACGTTTCTAACTTGCATAATATGCTTTACCATTAGAAACCATATCAGATTGAATTTTACTTCTTAATGTTTCTTCATAATTAATCTATTTTTCAAGGTCAGCAATTTTTTGTAGCCAATTATACCAACGCTCTACATCTCGGATGAAGCCAGCAATATCTTCTTTATCGCCGCCTCCTCCACCTCCACTTCCACCACTACTTGAACTTCCCACAGAATAACTATCATCACCACAACAAACTTGACAAAACAATGCCAAAAGACATTGCAGAAAAAAAAAGCA